CAGTGGCTGGCAGCTGGCGCTGCTTTATGGAGCCGGGTTTATCGTGAGGCTGAAACCAGCATTGCGCAGGTCGAGGCAATCAGCGCGATTCGCTCTCTCTACTACATGGCCGGATTACTGGGGCAGGGGACTATCACCACGGCGATCTCTGCGTGGTGGGACCTGACTATCGAACTTCACCAGCTTCCTGCTGTTAATCGTTCGGCTGCATCACCGTTTGATCAAGCCATTCTGAAACGCCCAGGCGTCACCCACTAATAAATCCCGCAGGAATCGCACGGCCCCTTAGTTGAGGCCGGGGATTTCTGCGCTCTGAACCGGAGAAAACCCCATGAAAATGACCCGTCAGGACATCAAAAAAAACACCACTCCTTCTGCCGACATGGTGCAGGAGATCTGCACTAACGCGCACATCGAAGGGCGCAAGGATATGGCCACTCTGCTTTCCAGTCGTCTTGATCACATGGCTACCCGCGCCAGCATCGACCAGCTGTCAGCCGTGGAGATTGTCGAGCTGATGCGCGAAGAGTCCGCCACCTGGGTAAATCAATGGCACTGACCATCACGTTAATAAGCCTGCTTTGTATAGCAGGCTTTGCCGTATGGCTGCGCGGGGTTTTGAAAGCAGTGAAAGCTGAGCGCTACGAATCAAATAATTACGACTGAGGGTAGGGAAGATGGCACAACGCACACCACTGAAATGGCCGGGCAGTAAAGGCCGGGCGATGGAAGAACTGAAAAAGCATCTGCCGAAGGGTAAACGCCTGGTTGAGCCGTTCGCAGGCTCCTGCGCTGTCATGATGAATACTGACTATGACGAGTATCTGATTGCAGACATTAACCCGGACTTAATCAATTTTTATCGGCAGCTGATCTGCAATCTGGACGCCGTGATTGATCTGGCGGGCGGGTTGTTTGCTTGTGCTAATGACGCTGAAGATTTTTATATTTGGCGTCACTCGTTCAATTATGGATGTAATAAGCCTTATGAAAAGGCGGCTATTTTTCTGTATCTGAACCGCCATTGCTTCAATGGCATGGTGCGTTATAACCAGGCGGGCCAGTTCAACGTCCCATACGGCAAATACAAGGATCCGTATTTCCCGGCAGCTGAAATCCGAGCGTTTGCTGAGAAGGCTAAGCGGGCAACATTCGTCTGCGCTGATTTCAGTGAAACGTTGGAGATGGTGCGCGGTGGTGATGTGATTTATTGCGATCCACCTTATAACCCGCTGGAAGGCAAAGAGAGCTTTACGGGCTATCACACTGGCGGTTTCGGAACTGACCAGCAGCAGGCGCTTGCGAACAGGCTTTACGCGCTGGCCATGCAGGGCTATCCCGTTGTCGCTTCCAACAGTGACAGCCTGCTGACCACTGGCCAGTACGGTTTCGGGCGTTTTGATCTGCATAAAATTAACGTTGCGCGCTCCGTTGGCGCATCGGCCGGCACTCGCGTGGCCGCGCCTGAAATAATCGCCACGCGTTTTCCTGTGTCGGAGGTGAAAGGGTGATTCATTTTCACGGCGGACCTATAACGCCTGATACAGCAGCGCTTCGGGCATGGAAAGGCAGACACGCGTTTATATCAGTTGCTAATGCAGAGCAGTTGCCGCTTGCAAGCGAGGTAACACAATCATTTGCCCTAGATAACGGGGCGTGGTCATTGCGTGAAAAAGATGGCCACAGCCACCGTGATTGGAGTTTTTTTTATGATTTTGTTGGCCGCTGGAAAAATCATCCCCGATTTTCATTTGCGGTAATCCCTGACGTAATCGGGGGTAGTAGTGAAGAAAACGATGCACTGATCGCGGAATGGCCGTATGGAAAATTTATAGGAGCACCCGTATGGCACATGAATGAACCTGATGAGCGTTTTTTTCAGCTCTGCCGGGAATGGCCGCGTGTCTGCATTGGAACAATGGGCGAATACGATGCTAAGCGCCCGCGCCTGTGCCGCGCACGCTTGCGTGACTTGATCAGTAATGTTGTGGATGCAAATGGATATCCCATAGCCAAACTGCATGGCCTGCGGATGCTCAACAAAGATATTTTTTTGCATATCCCTCTGTCATCCGCTGATAGCACTAACGTTGCTAGGAATATCGGCATAAATAAATTATGGGATAAGTCTGCATATGCCCCTGCATCTAAGGAAACAAGGGCTTTTGTGCTAGCTGAGCGCATTGAATCTTATAACAGTTCATCTTCGTTAAATTATGACGCTGATCGTGACAAATTTATCCCTCAGTTGGCATTTGAGCTGTGAGTTATGTCGCTTATAACCTTGGTGAGCATCACCTGGTAGATGCCTTTCGGCGTGAGCATTTCGCGCCTGGTGCGCCGCGTGATATCTCAATTATTGAGCTGAAGCTGTGGCACGCTGATGCAGTCGATCACAGCTGGCGCAGCCAGTATCTGCACGATATGCCCGACTTCCTCGCTGGGTATTTTGGCCACCGTTACGAAACGCTGCTGAAGTCAGGCAAGAGCGGACGCCGCCGCGCTAATACGTTTTTACGCAACACTATCGGAAAGAACGTATTACCACGGCTGAAGAAGGTCACGCAGCAGTGGCAGAAAGACTACACCCACGGGATGCCATCCCCCTTTAAAGACCAGCTGGACAGCCTGCCGACCTATGACCGTCAGCAAATCCGTGATCTTTCCTATGACGTGGCCAGCTACCTGGGCGAAGCGTTTAACGTCTGGACGGAAGAAACCGCGCCGGAACAAGCCCCCGATAAAAAAGAAGCCGCACAGCGCACAGCTGATGCATATGTGTATCTGGCGCAGGAGGCGATCAGGTGTGGCACCACGCCGCCTTACTGGGAGTCTGTTAAGAAGACCGGGCGCATAAAGCGCCGCCATGCTGAAAGCGGTTTGCTGCGCATGATGGCCCCGGAGTGGTGGCGTATACGTCTGAAGCGCCGCCGCGACCTGCAACGGGAACACATGGCCATCGCAGTGGGGCAGGTACAGCGATCTGCCACGGCGTACGTGTCACGCAGCACGCTGGGCGAGTGGGTGGAGCAGAAGAAGCGCAACCGCGAGTTTTTCAAGAGATTTGACCTAATCAATAACGACGGTGATCGCATCTCGATGGCGGCCACCGTTGACCGCAGCAACGCTAACCCGGCAATCAGGAGATGTGAACTTATGGCACGTATGCGAGGTTTTGAAGACATCGCCAACGATATGGGCTGTGCGGGTGTGTTCTACACCATCACCGCGCCATCCCGTTATCACTCGGTACACAGCAGGGGCGGTTTCGTGTCCCAGTGGAACGGCAGCAGCCCGCGTGAGACGCAAAAGTATCTTTGCAAAGTGTGGTCAAAAATCCGCGCAGCGCTCTCGCGTGAAGAGATCCACCTCTTCGGCTTCCGCGTGGTTGAACCTCACCATGACGGGACACCGCACTGGCACATGCTGTTTTTCATGCTGCCGGAACACAAAGCCCGCGCCACTGAAATCATGGCGAAATATGCCCGTGAGGAAGATGCCGACGAGCTGAACACGCCGCAGGCTATGAAAGCCCGTTTCCATGCTGAAGATATCGATCCGGCTAAAGGCAGCGCCACGGGCTATATCGCCAAATACATATCAAAAAACATCGACGGCTACGCGCTTGATGATGAGAAAGACGGCGAGACGGACGGCAACGCCAGAGAAATGGCCAAGGCGGTCTCCGCGTGGTCTTCGCGCTGGCGCATCCGTCAGTTTCAGCAGATTGGTGGCGCACCCGTGACCGTGTGGCGTGAGCTGCGAAGGATGCGCGGGCAGACGCTGGACGATCCTCGGATGGATGCTGTGCTGGCTTCCGCAGACGTTGCCGTGGACTGGGCAGCATACACCCAGGCGCAGGGCGGCCCGCTGGTTGCGCGTGACGATCTGGTTATTCGCCTGGCTTATGAAATTACGGAGTGCGGCAACGAATATGGCGAAGACGTCCAGCGCGTGCAGGGTATCTATAGCCCGCAGGTTGCTGGCTCCGAGGTTCCCACTCGCCTGGTTAAGTGGGAAAAGGTTGCGAAGTTGTCCGAAGCGCCAGCGGAGGATGCTGTTCCAGGCCGCAACGCGGCCCCTTGGAGTTCTGTCAATAACTGTACGGGTGCGGAGCGCAGACGGTTAGAACTGGAGTTAAAAAGTCGGGGTTTTGAGGGGAGCGAAGACGAAATAGCGATCCTGATGCGCGGCAGCGGGCTGGATTATGCCGGGTTTGGCAAATTGCGATACCAGGGCGGCAAAATTGTTGAAGAAAGCGCGGGAACGCCGGGCGAAATGTGGCCGGGGTGGTGCTAAATCAATATGTTGCCGGGTTGCTTAACAGTAATTTTAGGTAGTAACCCATAAAAATTGTTTCATATTCAGTGATGAATATTATACTGTATGCATATACAGTCAATTGAGTAAGGGAGGGTACATGCCAGATCCATTAGAGCAGTTAGTTAAGGCTCA